CCATTGTCCGTCTTGGCCTCGACCTTGATGTCGGGGCCGGGGGTGACAGCGATCAGCGCACGGTAGGGGATCACCGCGGCGTCGGTGGTGCCGGTGGTGATGGCAGACAGCAGCGGGCCGTACTGGGCGCGCACCTCGTCGTCAACCGGGGAGCCCAGGTGGAAGGCGGAGCCGCCGGTGGTGGCGGTGCCGCGGTGGGCCACGTCGGCCTTGCCCACCAGGTCGCGGACCACGAGGTCAACCTGATCGGTGGCGCTGGAGAAGCCGGAGGAGAAGCGGCTCTTGAACGCCTGCCACTCGGGGGACAGGACGAAGCGCTCACCTGCGGTCTTGCCGACGACCTCAACAACGTCAGAGACGGCCTTGGCCGCCTTGGGGGCGCGCTCAGCAATAGCGGCCAGCTTGTCGGAGGCGGCCTTGCGGGCGGCGGCCTGCGCGTCCATCTTGGCAACGGAGTCCACGATCTCGTCGACTCGGGCGATGTCAGCCTCGGTCAGCTCGCTCTTGGCGCGCAGCTCGCCGGCCTCCTGAAGCAGCTCCTCACGAGTGCTCATATGGTGCATTCCTTTCGGTGGTCAGAGGCCCAGGAGGGCCAGCCGGGCACGGGCGGTCCGCTGCGCGGCGTCGTCGGTCTCAGGGGCACCCTGCGACTTCAGCTTGGCGAGAGGATTCGCGCCGCGCAGACACGGCCCGGCCTCCCACAGGTCCAGTTTAGTGAGGTGGCGAATCTCGCCGCCGTCGGACTTCTCCACGGAGTAGTCCTCGACGACTGCCGAGTATGAGAAGTCCGTGATGGCACCGACCTCGAGGAGCTCGGCGACGGAGCGGCCGATCTCGGTGTCGAGCGCCTTCCACTCCAGCAGCAGCCCCTCGTCAGTCTCCTCGGCCTTGGTCGAGTAGCCCACGATGTCGGATGTGCCGTAGCCGTGGCTCCACATGATCGGGACCGTTGGGCGCTCGGCGAGCGCCTCGGTGAAGGCGCCCTTGTCGGTCACCTCGCCGTCGGAGTCCACGTTGCCGAAGACAGCGACGAGGGCGGTGAAGGTGCCCGGCTCGGGCTTGTCGTCCTCAGGCTTGTCGTCCTCAGGCTTGTCGTCCTCAGGCTTGTCGTCCTCAGGCTTGTCGTCTTCCTGACGGCGGCCTCCCGCGGCCTTGCTTGTACCCATGGTGATACAAGCGCGGGCGTGCTTCTGAACGGTTCGCTTCATGCCCTAAGCCTACGATCTCCACACATATGCGATGTCGCAGTTGCAGCCCACGATCTGGTCAGCGTCCCCGCCGCCCCAGTCGTGCGGCCAGCGCATGCCGTTGGAGAACGTGGCGTCCATGTCCACCGTCTCGCCGTTCATCGCCGCGTGCTCGGCCCGCGGGTGACTCGACCCGTTGTGGACCCACATCTTCTTCACGGCGCCGGATCGGCGCGCCCCCTCGTGAGACCCGAAGCCAGCGGCGTCCTTCACCGATGCGTCGGACCACAGCCCCAGACGGTCATCTGTGAGCACGTCCGCGATGGTCTCGCGCACCGTGTCCTGGGCTGCGTCGTCCTGGGACGTCAGGCCAAGCAGGCGCATCGCGGCCTCGACGGCCGCCTCGGCCTTGCCCTCCGCCATGCGGCGGATGTAGTTGCGGATCAGCCCTCGGCCGATGGTCTCTGTGCCGGTGCCAGACTCAAGGATGACGCCGTTGGCGGCGTCCACAGCCTGCTTGGCGAGGTACGGCTCGATGCGCTCGGCAAGCTTCTCGACAGCCGACTCGCTGAGCCCCTCCTTGCGGAGCTCCTCGATGTACGCCTTACGCATCTGCTCCAGAATCGAAGGCGATGGTCTTGAAGTCGCAGCCTTCAAGACCACTCGGGCTTTTGGGTTGAGGGACTTCCCCTCCTCGGCGGCATCGCCCTGCTGGCGGTGGTCGAGCTGGTTCGTGTCCGCACCCTCGAGGTTCTGGGACCCCGAGTCCGTGGGGCTGGCCTGGCCGCCCTGGACCACGTTCAGCGGGACGATGAGCTCCTCGGTCCCCTCCAGGTACGGCAGATCGAGGCGCTCACGAGCCTCGGCGCGCGTCATCACTGGACCACCCGTGGCGGACTGGAGAGCCTGGACGCGCTCGAGCAGCGTGCCGTCCTGGGCCTCCGTGCGGTCGAGAACACCGTAGACGGCGGTGTCGCCGCCGGCGAGCGCTGGGACGATCTCGGCGTTCAGCGCGTCCTCGATGCGGCCGATGAGCGGGCCAAGCACGCGGGTGTACAGGTCCCGGCGCAGGGCTGCATACCCGCCGTAGTTCGCTTCGCGCATGCCGAGCAGCTCCGGCGGGACGCCGAAGTAGCCGGCGACCTCGATGTCGGTCAGGGTGCGCACGCTCGAGGCGCTGGAGAGGTCGGGCTGCACCTGCGGCGCGCTCTCCAGCTTCATGCCGTCCTCCAGGACCGGGATGGACCCGCCCGACGTCGAGGACTTGAAGTCGGCCATGGCCTGAAGGAAGCGATCCCGCTTCTCCTCCGACCAGCGCGGCGCGTCCTTGGGGCGGGTCACCTGAGCGGCCACACGCGGGACGTCGGTCCACATGCGGCGGCGCCAACCCTCTGCCTCGCTGAGCTCGGACAGCAGGGCGCGCAGCGTGCGCACCGGGGCGACGGCGCCAGACCCGTCCGGGTCCCAGCCGTGCATGAGTGCCACGGGGAGGTCAGACAGGCTGACCGTCTCCCCGCCGGCGACCGTGGCGACGTCGTTCACCCGGCCGAACACGTCCGTGCTGAGCATGAGCAGCGGCGCGGGGACGCGGACGATCTCCTCATCCACCAGCACCGCGCAGGCTGAGCCGTACAGCAGCCAGTCAAGGGCAAGACCCGTCACAAGGTCAGCAGAAGATGTGAACCGTGTGGGTCTGCGCACAAGAGTCTCGGCCGGGGAGTCATGGAGCCGCTCCCGGCCCCCGTCCTCAGCACGATAGACGCGCCACGGGAGCGCTGCGACCGTGCTCGCCATGAACGACACGACCTTGCGCACGCTCGGCTGGCTCTCCCACACTCCGCGGATGCTCATCCCGGCCACAGACCCCGCTGTCGCGGAGCGGCCGCGCACGCTTCGCAGCGTGATCGGCGGATCAGCCACCGTCAGACGGACGAGTGCTCCGCCCTTAGCCGTCAGCGCCATTAGTCGTTCTCCTCCTCAGGCGCGACGGCAATTGCCAGCACGCTCCCCCAGGGCACCCACATGGTCAGCGCCTCTCCATCCAGCTCGGCCTCCAGCCGGAGCACGCGCTTAACGCGCCACAGAAGGAGACTTATCGGTCGGATTCGGACTGACAACTGAGTGTCGTCAGTCAGCGCTACGATCATGCGGGTTGGTGTCATGGGTCAATCCTACTGGCGATCACACAAGGAAGCCGGCCCCGTGCTCCTCGCTGGCCGCCAGAGCCTCCTTCTCGGCGTCGAAGATCATCGCCTGACTCATCGCTGTCACCAACGCGGCCACAAGGTCGATCTTCTCGCCGGACTTGGCCTTGTCGGGCTTCACGTTGCCAGCGGGGTCTCGAGCCACGGCAAGGTTGTCGATGCACCAGTCCGCGATCGGGTTGTCGTGGCCGAGGTCCTTCATGTAGACCAGCGCCTTCATCCGTTTCAGTGGAGCGCTCATCGATGCGTATCCCTGCCGGACCTTGACCATGGGGAGCCCTTGGCCGTAGAGCGATGTCGAGAGCTGCGTAGCCGACCACGGGTCGAAGCCGATTGCCTCGACCTGCATCTCGCGGTCGTCCTCCTCGATTCGGCGCTGCACGACGTCGTAGTCCAGCACGTCGCCGGGCGTGAGCTCGAGGAGGCCCTGCTCCACCCACCGCGAGGCGGCGCCGAGCGTGCGCTTGTCCAGCGCCCGGAGGTTCTCCTCCGGCGTCCACGTGCGCCACACCGCCGACCACAGCGGCGTCCCCTTCGGGTCGCCTGGCTGTCGAGGTGTCAGCCAGCACAGCGCCGCGAGGTCCGAGACGCTGGCGAGGTCCAGGCCGCCCACGACGGGGCGCCCCTCCAGGTCCCGAAGCGTCCTGAAGGGCGTCGGGGCGCTTCGGTCCCACTTGGGCAGGTCGATGTACCGGGCCGACTGCTTCAGGCGGCGGTTGAGCCGTAGACGCTCGAACGCGGCCCGCTCCTCGGGGCCGGTCTTGGCCTCCTCGGCCGCAGCTCGCATCGACTCGCGCGTCGGGGAGACGCCGTAGCCGGGGTTGGCGCGCTTCCACGTCTCCTCATCGAACGGGTCCGCACCCCTAGGCGCGGCGAAGATCACGACGTAACGGCGGGACGGCTCGCCACGGCAGTCGCTCTCCGCCCGCGATCGGCGTACGGCGTAGGGCGTCATGGTCCCACCGGCGTCCGCCGTCGTGATGACGAAGCCGAGTGGCTGTCGGCGGGCGCCGGTCCCGGTCTCGAGCGACTGGATCAGGTCGAGGTCCTTGTGGACGTGCATCTCGTCGGCCAGGTAGCCGTGCGGGTTCGTCCCCTGAAGCGTGTCCCCGACGCTGGCGACGGGCTTGATGACTGCGCCGTCGGCCGCGCGGATGATCTTCGACTTCCATGCGCGCACGCCGGCGTCCGCCATCTGCGGCGACGCACCAACCGCGAGCGCAATCGGGTCGTAGGCGAGTCGGGCCTGATCCTTCGAGCCCGCGGCGAGGAGCACCTGCGCGCCACCCTCGCCGTCGGCGAAGGCCAGGTAGACCATGATGGCGGCGCTCAGGGTGGTCTTGCCGTTCTTGCGGGGGACCTCCACCCAGGCGTCCCGGTACCACCGGACGGTCCTGCCGTCGGCGTCCTCGACCACCCACCCGAAGATCGGGGCCAGGACGTATGCCACCTGCCACGGGGACGGCTCCAGCGGCTTGCCGGCCCATTCACCCTGTGTGTGCCGCAGCGCCCGCAGCGCGGCTATCACGCGGTCAACGCGGGCTGGGTCGAAGCGGGCGCCCTGCTCCTCGCCGGGCTCGGGGGTGCGCCACAGCGGCTTCGTCCACTCGGGGACCTCGTAGCCGCGGCTCTCGCAGTACCAGCGGACCTCAGGAGACAGCCCGTGGGCGCGTGCGCGGTCTGAAGTTGTAACGGCTGGCATGGGATCAGGCTAGACGGCGAACGGGTTGCCGGCCTTCGCCTTCACAGACTCCGGGGCGTCCATCGCTGCGCGGGCCACGAATGTCAGACCCATCGTCTTGCACAGCCCCTCGATTACGCGGGCGTGCGTTGAGGCGATGGAGAACGCCGGGTTGGCGACCGGTGTGCCCTTCTCGCTGTAGAGGATCACGCCCTCTGCGCGGGCCGTGCCGACCGCGATTGTGTAGAGCTCCAGCTCCTGAACCAGGAGCGCCACCATCGTGGTGTCCGCGGCGGCCAGGAGGCCGCTCGCGTGGAGCGAGCCCGTGATCTCGTCCCACAGGGGGTGCAGGTCCTCCCGCAGCGTCGAGGGCGGCGCGAGCCGAGCGGCATCTCGAGGAAGCGCGGCCGCGGTGTGCATCGTGGCCTTCTCCGGCACGGAGTCGTCCACGAGGCGGAGCCCGCGCGGCAAGCGGGCGTCGCTCACGCTCTGACCGGCTTTGCGGCTCATCGTCGGCTCCTCGGGGCGAATCGGTTGGTTGGCAGCATGTGCCCCGATTTGTGAGCGGGGCGGCTCGTCCGGGACCGGTCAGGCCCCGACCCATGCCGCCCGGCGCTGCCCCGTGGTTTCGCACTTCGAGGTTCGTCGTGGGCCTGCGCCCGGCGGCGAGACCAGCCTAGCACGCCTCGCACCCGTGCGCAAGAGTCCCCGAATGCCAGGTTTTTGGCTCGGAATGACGGGCGCGCCGCCCTGGTGCTTTTTCGCTTTTTTGTGGTACGCCCCTCCCCCATCGGCGCTTTTCGTTTCGTTTCGTCGTCGCTTCGTCGCGTTTCGACTTCAAAATTTTTTCGTTTCGATTTTCTTTCGCGAAATTTTTCGTCGAAACTTTTTCTTCAAAACTTTTTCGTCAAAGCTTTCGACATTGAATGCTTTCGACATTGAATGCTTTCGACATTGAATGCTTTCGACATTGAAAGCTTCAAAGCCAAGTCAAGTCTCTTGGCATTCTTGTCTTGAGTTTTGTCTTTCGTCTTTTGTTGCTTTGAGCTTTTCGCATCGCTGAAGCAATTGCTGTTTTGCGTTCATGATGCAAACGGCACAGGGCCTGCACATTGCCTTCGTCGAGGAAGGCGCCGCCGTCAGCAATCTCCACGATGTGGTCCACGTCGGTGGCCTGGCTGGTGCAGCCCCGCCACTGGCACACCGGGTGGGCTTCCAGCACCCGGCCCCGAAGCGCGAGCCAAGGCCCACGATCTTGCGGGTGCTCGCTCAGCCAACGCGAGTGCGCCGAAGCCGAGCGAGTCGCGTGCTCTGGACAACGCGATCGTCCCGAAGGCGTCAAGCGCGAGCAACCCTCGAAGGTGCATCGCGTCGGCGGCATGGCTGGTGTCATGGCTCCAGCGTACACCCCCGGGGTCGGGCGAGCAACCGCGACCCCGGTCACGTGACGCGCCACCCCCGATCCGCGGCGGGAGCACCCCGCGCTGAACGTGAGCCCCGCCACACCCCGGTCGTCTCCACTCGCGCGCGTACGCATATATATAAATATTAATACTCTTTCTTTCTTTTATTGTGACCTTCTCTCCTGAGTTCTCGTTAAGGGAGAAGGTAGTGGTAGTTAGGGGTAGGGTTTTTTGGCTGAATGACGCCGTTTCGGGGACAACTAGGTTCTCCCTGGGTTACCCAGTGGGCCCCCGCTGCGAGGTAGCCACGGCGCAGATCGAGGGGGGTGAATATAACGAACATAACTTACCCGCGCGTCAGTTAGATCCGCGGCGGGCACCCCCGCTGGCGTTATGAGTTCGCTATAGTACGGCGCCAGAGGTTTCACAGTTTTTGCCCGATTTACCTAGTTAACCTAGTGAACCCCCGGGGTTGCAACAGATACCCTTGACTAGCTTCTCACCACCGCGCTAGTATCGCGCCGCACCCCGATCGTGGGGCGCCCAACCGCGAATCGGACCCCGAAGGGACAGAAAATATGACCACCACCACAGTCCAAGTAAGTCTTGCAGCCCCTCTCGCGAGCGGGGACTACCGCCCCCAGGAGTGGACCCTGGACACGTTCGCCGATCTCGCGTCCTCAGCGCCGGTCCTCGAGAAGGACCCGAAGGCCGTACCCGGCGTGTTCGTCGGGACGCTCAAGGGCCCCCGCGCAACTGCGGAGAACGTCATCGAGCACACCGCCGTCGTGCTGGACCTGGACCAGAACGTCCCCACCGACGTGCCGGAGAGGCTCCGGAGTCTGGGGTGGGACTCAATCACACACACCACCGCTTCGCACACGCAGGGGCGCCCGCGCCTGCGCGTCATCATCGCGGTGGACCGCCCTATTCACCCCGGCGCTTACCCCACTGTCGTGAAGTGGGTGGCGGAAAAGCTGGGGGTAATTGTTGACCCCTCCGCTCTTGCGGGTTGCCACCGATTTTTCCTCCCGCATGTAATCCCTGGGTCAGACCAGGAGCTATTCGGCGTCGAGGTGCACCGCAATAATGGCGCCCCGATCAAGGTGGACGAGGTTCTTAACTCGACCCCGATGTTCGACCAGTCCCCCGCCGAATCCGACGCGCCTAAGTCGCACACCCGCCGAGACCCGCTTCAGCTCCCCGGCGCTGCGGGTGCATTCAATAGGACCTACACGCTGGAGGAAGCGGTGGAGGAGTTCCGGCTGCCCTACCGCCCCTGCGGGAATGGGTTCATCCACGTTGACTCCACTCAGACACAGCCGGGCCTGACCCCGGTCAATGACGCACGCACGCTGTGGTTCGACCACGCCGGCACCTCCCCGACCCACGGGCAGACCATGAGCGTGTTCGACATCGTGGCCGAGTGGCGCCACGGGCTCCAGACCGGAAGCGCCCAGGACGACCAGGACAAGCCCCCGGCCGAGCGCCGCTCGCGGGCGCTGATGGGCGTGGACGCGGCCCAGATTCCTGCCGTGGCTAAGGAGATGGCAGTCGCCACCTTCGACGCAGGCCCGCAGCCTGGCGAGCCCCCCACAATCGAGGCGTGCGAGGCGGCTCTCAGCCCCCGCAGCACCAAGACGGGGAAGCGGTCGCTCAGCAGCGCCAAGGACCGGCAGGTCCTCGTCGAGCGTGACCCGCTGCTGGCGTCCAGGGCGATCTCGGCGATGGGGCGCCGCCCCGGTTGGCGGGTGAAGCCCGAATGGGCCAGCGAGTCCGAGTTGTTCGAGCAGGAGGCCCGGCGTCTGGGCATGTACCCGGACCAGGACGAGGACGAGGCCGCGGTGCAGCTGTACCTCGGCAAGCACTACGGGGGAGACGTACCCTCGATCGCCACGGTGCGGGAGCTGCTCAGCCTCGCCGCCTCCTACCCCGGACGTGAGGTGGACCCGCTCACCTCTTACCTGGACAGGCTGGAATGGGATGGCGTGCCCCGCTTGTCCGGTGGTGCCTCCACGCTCCACGAGGTGCTCCCTGGCGTGAGCCACGACGACAAGAGCGAGCAGCACTGGGCATCGAAGGTAGTCATGCGCGCCTGCGTGGCGGCCGTGGCCCGTGCGTACCGGCCAGGCTGGCAGGTTGACTCCTCGCTTGTCCTCGTCGGCCCGCAGGGCACGCGCAAGACGTCGTGGGTGCGCTGGCTCGCCGGCCCGTGGGCGGCCCCGCTTCCCGACATCCTCGGCGGGGACGCGGACCTGTTCGACCCGTGCCACAAGGCGTGGATCGTCGAGGCCGACGAGGGCTTCGCGGTCACCCGCTCCGGCTCCCGCTATGGGGACGCGCTGAAGCGGTTCCTCACGGCCCGCTCGGACACGTGGCGGCCGAAGTACGGGCGCACGTCACGCACGATGGCCCGGCGTTTCGTGGTGTGGGGGACCACGAACCACGAGGACTTCCTTGCCAATGAGGAGGGGAACCGCCGCTACTGGCCGGTGAAGATCAGCGAGACCATCCCCTCCGAGTTCCTCACCCCCGAGCGGCGGGACCAGATTTGGGCCGAGGCGGTCGCCCTGTTCAAGCGCGGTGAGCCCACGTGGCTCATCGACGAGGAGGAGCAGATCATGCAGGCCACTCGCGCTGACGAGTCCAAGGAGGAAGACCCCCTGGTGGGCCCGATCTACCGCTACGCCATGACGCCGCGCCCCGAGGGGTATGCCTGGATGGGCAAGGAGGAGCGGGAGACCGCGATGCTCGCCAAGGACCCATCGTGGACCCCACAGCCCGTGTCGGCCGCCACCATCCTCGTGGACCTGAAGGACGAGCTCCCGCAGTGGACGCGGGTGCGTGCGGTGACGGCTACGCTGCGGTCGATCGGTTGGGTCTCGGCGGGTCAGGTGTACGACCCGCTGGGCAGTGGGTCGCGCCTGTCGGTGTGGGAGCAGGGCGGTGCGCAGCACTAGCCACAGAACTTGACGGACCGCAGGTGCCCGTCATATTGTTGGGGTGTCAGGTCGAAAAGGTCTGGCACCCCAACTCAGTTAGGAGCCCACGATGGCGAAGATCACCCTCCACGTCACCCCCACGGACGCCGCCGAGCTGGCTGCGATCACCGCAGCCCTCGCTCCGTTCGTCTCCTCCGGTGCCCCGTCCTCCGCTGCTGCTGAGCAGCCCGCTC